ATTTTGCCGGTAGTACCTATGGGGGGGGGGATGCCCTACAATCCATCCTATTTTGTGCTCCCTCATACTGACACCTATCCTTTTGACCCACCCCTAAACGGCCGCGTGGTGACACGCGTGTTTTTCATAATTGCTAGGTTTGTGTTCCGCCACAGCGTCTTCGTGATTGCAGGTGGCAGCCCACCCTTTGCCGCACACATCCGTTCTGGCTTTCGACCCTTGAAAAAAATTAAATTTCTTTGTCTGTCAAGTTCGAAGGCGTCCCTAGTCTCATTCTGACCAGCACAACCGCGCGTGAATACTTTTCCATCTCTCATTTTATACACCATTTGCCCTGTTTGTTACGTGTTGCCCATACCCAAGAAATGAACGGAAAATCAATGCGCGCCTGGTCGAATGCCAGGCGGGCGCGTTGATGTGATCCAAAGCGATATGCCCCCTTGACCTCAACACAAAATACCCGACTACCATCATGCCATATCCAGTCTGGTGTATACCGATGCCCGTTAGCTAGCCGGAACGTAATGCCCTCGTATATAGCACCCTTCTTGCCAGCCAAAAACATGTCCCGATATGCAGACTCTGTTTTGTTTGGTGTCTTGCGTTCTTGGCGTCTAGTAGCCTCAAGAGCGGGTTTTGTTTTCAACCCTTGTCCTGATAAGGGTACATGCCTAGAAGTCGATTCTTGACCCTGTTCTGTGCGAACCTTGCCACATTGACGGCATTGGATAGCCTTGGTTGCACATCCACAGGTGCAAAATCGGTATCCGTCTGGCAAAATCATGGTTTGTCCGCCCCTTTGCCGCCGATTTCGGCAAACGCGGCGTCAAACAACGTCCCCGCAGCCGGTCCGTGCTGGCTGATTGCCGCGATACGTGCCTTGACAAAATCGAAGCCATCGTCCCATTTTCCATCCGTGATCCATGTTTTGAGCGATGTTAGAATTACGGTTTTTATTTCAGATAGTCCGCGTGTTTTATACGCTGCGGCAGATTCGGTTGTTCTGTCAGGCGTCGTTGGTTGATCGTCCCAACGGCCCTGATTGATCCATGTCGCAGGGTTCGGAATAAATTGCCCAGCCTCTTTTTTCCATTGGTCAGATTGCCGTTGAATGGCAATCGCGGCGGTGATCTGAGCAATGGCCGGTCTGTCCTTCGCTTTTGTCCACGCCCGCATCGCGTCTTTCTTGCCGACTTTTTTGGGATAACATTCCCAAAAAGTTGCAAAACCCAAATCGACGTACTCTGTCTCTGTCTCTGTCTCTGTCTCTGTCTCTTCTCTACCTCTGTCTAGGCGTGCACTTTGCTTGCAAGGTGCTAGCATCATGCTAGCGCCATTTGTAAGTGGCTGAATATAATGCACTAAACTGAGCATCACCTTAGCTAGCTCACACTCAGATATGTGCAATCTCCACGCTAGGGAGGGGGGAGGGGGGAGGGTACCGTCTTCTGACTCGCTCGCGATGAGCCAAAGCAGGGTTAACATTTTGGCAGAAGCAGGCGACAGTTTGGCATATTCAGGATCATCCAAAAGGCCGCGGTGAAGCTTAATCCAAGGCGGACGGCGGGTATGATAATGCTGGAATGTAGACCAGTTTTTTACCCGAAAAGAAGGGTTCATAATTTGACCTCAGAACGCAGTATAATCAGTGATTGTTTGGATCGCAACTGGTTTATATTCTCGGGTGATCTTTTGTGATAAAAATGGCAAAAAAAACAGCCACTAAAACAGCAATGATGAGCTGGATTGTGTCAATCATTGATTTTTTCCAATACTTTGTTTCGCGTACTCTCTCTGCACCTTTTGCACATACCCCGGCGCTGGCCTGCCTGTGCGCGGTGCGTTCCACCTGTAGCACAGCTTGCGCGGATCGGTGATACCACGCCGCTTGGCAACGTCCGTAAGCCAGAGTTGCGCGATGGCGATGCTGACAAACGGGTCGAATCGGTCATAGTTGGTGTAGTGCGTACCATGCGCCTGGTTGACATCCGCGATGATGCACGGGCGTATTTGAAGGATGCCTACCTCACCGGCGCGGCCTATTGCCAGCGGGTTGCCGTGGCTCTCGATCTGGATCAGGATCGCGATGGCGACTTGTACGGCGTTGGTCATGGCGTGACTTCTTGTTCTGTGTTTGTTTTAAACAAGCTTCCCGTCACGTCATCTCGCTTGCATGCGGCCATGTTGCGAACGGCTTGCCGGTAGTACGACGGCTTCAACTCGATCCCGATTGCCTTGCGCCCGTTCAGTACCGCGCCGTAGCACTCCGACCCGACGCCCATGAAAGGAGTCAGCACTACCTCGCCGGGGTTACTCCACAGGACGCACGCGCGTTCGATCACGTCAAGCTGGAGTGGGTGAACGTGCCGCTCGTCATCCTTTTCGCGGCTCTCTTCGTATGGCAGCACGCGCTCAATGCGTATGTCATCCCAAAACGACGAGGCATATTGCCGCCATATCCAATGACTGTAGCGGTTTTCCGTCTGCTTCCCGGTGTGTCCCTTGAACGCCTCCAACTCTGCTGGCATCTTGCGTTCCCCGGCGTAGAAGTGCAGACCGGTCGGGTGTGCAACCGGCACAGTGTTAGCTCCGCGCTTGCGAAACATCAACAGGTAATCCGCGCCCGCAACATCGGTCAGCGTGGAGTCTTCCACGATCTGCGCATGTGCCAAGCCCTTTGCCATTGTGCGCAACCGCACGCCTAACGGCTCTTTCCAGATTGCGCGCCGGCCTGCAAACACGAAGCCGTGTTTTTCATGTGCGCGGATCACATCGCCGGGGAAGTCAATAAGGCCGGTCCCGGTATTGGCTCCGCACCCCATTTTTGCCGTTTCGCCGTTGCCGCACCCAGGCACGTCCATAACGTGTACCGCCGAAATGCGCCCCGGTTTAGTAAGGCGGGCAATCTCGGCAATGACGTAGCCGTAGTGGACAAAGAATTCCTGATAACTTTGGCAGTTTGACAGGTCGCGCTCGTTGCTGCTGTAGTTATACAGTCCGCAAAACGGCGGGGAATAAATGGATAGGTCTACCTTTTCGGAAGGTATGCTCTTCATCGCCATAATACAGTCTGCATTGTATAGCGCGTAGTTTTCTGTAATCGTTTGGTCCTTTACAGCCATGACGGCACCTTCTCTTTCTTTGTGTATTCGTTTTTCGTTTCTAACTTCAACTCACGCCACATCATGCCTACAAGCTGATCAAACATCTTATCAGCCGCCGCGCTTTTCCTTTGGAGATTTGCCAAAACATCCGCCTGCCCGTCTGTCGTAATCATGTCAACTGTTACAGGATTGACCTGCCCAAATCGCCAAAACCGGCGCACGCTCTGATAGTATTGCTCGTAACTGTGCGACGGAAATATTGTCGTATGCGCGCAATGCTGCCAGTTTAGGCCGAATCCGCAGATCGAACTCTTGGTAACTAACACGCGAATCTTGCCAGCGGCGAAGGCCTCTAGCGCCTCTTCTTTCTTTTCCTCTGAATCGCTGCCCTGCACCTCTACGGCCCCGCGTATTTGCTTGGTCAACATGTGGCCTTCTTCGTTCAGGTTGCACCACGCTACGGCTGGCTTGTCGTGTGCATTGATTACTTGCGCCGCCATCTCGCACCGTTCGGCCATCGTGCGCCGTAGGTCGCTACGCTGCTCCTGTAGACCTACAGCTGGTAGGTCAAACAGATAGCCGTCCAGCTGGACCGAGGCCTTTACGGTGTGCTTGCGGACGCTTAATTCCGGCAGTGTAAACGCCCCGTCGTTAAAGCCTAGGTCTGACGGTTTGCGCATTGCCCGAGCCCAATAACAAACCCAACGCCAGAAGTCGCGCTCGGCATGGCCGCGAAACTGAAACACGCCCGCCATGTGTTGCTGCCGTGCCGTACATGTCTGTTGATTCTTCTTAAAAAATCGCGCTATCATGTCCGTAGCACCAAGCTCCCCAAGCGCCTCGCTGCTGGTTCCAAGCTCGATGTAGTCATTCGGTGCCGCCGTTGCCGTGCAAAGCAACCGATACGGAGTCTTGCGCATGAAGTCTGTCACGGCCTGCCGCGTTGCCC